AAAAGGCGCTAGAGTATGCACCGGTCTGGCAAGCCGTGTCCATGATAAGCGGCGACCTGGCCGGTCTGCCGTTGGAGGTGCTACGCCGTGACGGCAACGACGGGCGAGCGCCGGACAAGACGCACCCGGCCTATAGACTACTAGCCCGCACAGCGAACAACGAAACAGAAGCTTACTTCTTCTGGCGGTCTGTCGTCGTTCATTTGTTGATATGGAACCGTGCATACAGTCTTATCGTACGGGATACAAACGCTACACCCGTGGAGCTGTTGCCGCTGCTACCAGACAGGACGGAAGCTAAGCGGGACGAGGCCGGGCGGTTGTACTACGTCTCAGAAATAGCGGGCAACCTGCAAGCGTTTAAGGCGGCGGATATTCTGCACTTTAAGGGGCTAAGTACAGACGCAACAGAGGGGACGACGCTAGTACAAAAGGCCCGTAATAGCTGGGCGCTAGGTCTGGCGGCGGAGAAATTCGGTAGCAAGTTTTTCAAAAACGGCGCGCGGGCCAGTGGCGTCCTACAGTATCCTAAGAAGCTAGACGAGCGCGCGTTAAAAAACCTGCGGGACTCGTTTAATAAGTCATGGGGCGGCCTGGAAAACGTGGCCAAAGTGGCTGTATTGGAGGAGGGCGCTAAGTTTATGCAGACCGCTATTAACCCAAACGAGGCACAATTTATTGAGACGCGAGAAGAACAGGTTAGGGAAGTTTCACGCTGGTTCAATCTGGACCCGTCGCGGTTGGGTGTATCGGGTAGTACTTCTTACAACAGCGCGGAGGAGGCAAACCGCCGGTACTGGCAATCCTGTTTGATGACGTGGTCGGAGGTGATACGCTGGCAGTGTTGGACAAAGTTACTAACAGAGGACGAGAAGGCCCGCGACAGCCATATCATAGAACACAACACTAAGGCGCTACTGACCGGCGACACGAAGACACAAGCGGAGGTGGAAGTGTTGTATCAAAGTATGGGGGTGCGGTCCGCCAATGATATAGCACGCACGCACAATTTTAAGCCGGTCGGGCCAGACGGCGACAAGCACTACATTTCAGCCAACCTGATACCAACAGACCAGCCACGGACACCGGCACCAGAACCGGCACCAGAACCGGCACCAGCACCGGCAAGTGACACGGACCGCCAGGCCTTGCTAGAGTGTCTACGCCGGACCGCGAAGCGAGTAGCGCACCAGGCACAGAGACAGGCAACAAGCGGCGCGCGGTTTTGCCGTTGGCTAGACAAAACGGACGACACGGACAGCACGGGGACGGGTGGCCGGGTGGCGGAACTGGAGGCTAAGTTAGTTAGCGAAATTCGAGAATGCCTAGAGGCTGTCGCTAACACCTGCACAGAGGGCGAGCTATACGAAGCAGTAAAACACGCTGCCACACACTGTATAGAGACACTACCTGAAAAACTAACGGAGGGCGAGTAATAATGGCAACAAGGCAACCAGAGAGACGATACGCGGACGAATCGAGCGTGGCTATAACCAGACGCGACGACGGCACGGCCACCATTACAGGCTATGCATCGGTGTTCTATCGCGAAGGTGAGCCGGGGACAGAGTACCGGCTATTTGATACGGTGTATGAGCGAATAGCGCCAGGCGCGTTTGAACGTGCGATAGACGAGGACGACGTCCGCGCGCTATTCAACCACGATTCTAATTTCGTGCTGGGCCGCAACGCGGCGGGGACGCTGCGATTAACCGAGGATAGTGTGGGCCTGCGGTACGAGATCGAACCACCAGACACAGAGCAGGCGCGGGGCGTGTTAGCTAGCGTGGAGCGTGGCGACGTAAGCGGGTCGAGTTTCGCATTCATTCCGACGCGTACCAAAATTTCAGAGGAGGAGGGCCGCACGGTGCGGGAAATCCGGGCCGTCGAGCTGTTTGACGTTGGGCCGGTGACGTACCCCGCATACCCTGCGACCACTAGCGGAGTGCGTGGCGTTGATGCGGAGGCCATCCGCGCAGAGATCCGAAACCACCAGGCGACAGGCGCGGACCTGGTGCGGGACCAGAGACAGGCGACAATGTTCAGTAACGCGGTTAACATTGCGGCGGACCTAGCGCGGGCCGGGTTGCGCACAGACATTTGACAAGGGACGGCCTGACCGTAGAATTTACGAACAACCTCGGCCACTGTGCCGATTAACTGAACAAGAACTAGCTTAGACCGTTAACGGCAGCTATTTCAACGCGTTTTCCCCTGCGTGTTGGTGTGGCTGTCGTTTTTTCGTAGTCACGCTTCACGCGTAACTAAAAAAGGTTTGAGTATGTTTGAAGCAAAAGAACTCAGAGAAAAGCGGCTGCCGCTGGTGGGGCAGATCCAACAACTAAGGGACCGAAACCAGACAGACGAAGGTTGGACAGACGAAGATAACCAACAGTGGGACCGGGTTAATAAAGAGTACAACGACCTAACCCGGCAGATTGAAGTAGCAGAGCGTGCGGAAGCTGTCGCGGTTCGGACAGAGGACCGGCAGCAGGCCAACCAGGTAGACAACCCTAGCCGGTCCGAAGTAGTGACCGAAGACGACCGATGTAAGGCGTTCCAGGGCTGGTTACAACGGTCCGCAGGCGCACGCGTTACGGCTGGCTGTTCAGCGGCGGCGGAGCGTGTCGGGCTTGATTTGAACCGATCTGATTATGTTATGGGCTTGCCGCGTGACTGGGCTACTACACGCCAGGCACACGAACACCGCCAGCAGTCGGCAGGCACAGACAGCGCGGGCGGTTACGCCGTGCCGGAGACCATGATTAACGCCGTAGAGCTGGCAATGTTGCAGTTTGGCAACGTGGCAGCAGTCGCGGACGTTATCACAACAGACGGCGGCGGACCTCTGAAGTACCCAACGGTGAACGACACCGGCAACAGCGGCACCCTAGAGGGCGAAAACGACGCCTTGGCGTCCACCGATATCACTTTCGGCGAAACCCAGTTAGACGCTTACATTGTGTCGTCCGACATCATCAAATCTAGCGTTGCTTTGCTAGAGGATGAGGAAGTAAACCTGGTGCAGGTCATTAGTGATATTCTGGCGGAGCGCATCGCCCGCAAAGAAAACGCACTGTTGACCACTGGCACCGGGTCAAGTCAACACAATGGCGTGGTGACTGCTTCTGCTGTCGGTAAGACAACCGCAGGCGCTACGGCCATTACGGCTGACGAAGTAATCGACCTGTTCCATAGTGTCGATCCTAGCTATAGGACCGGGGCTAATTGGATGATGCACGACAATATCGCTTTGTACCTTCGTAAACTGAAGGACGGCGATAATCAGTACTTGTGGTCGCCAGGTTTGCAGTCGGGGTTGCCTGACCGCATGCTAGGCGCACCGGTTAGCATTAACCAGGACATGCAGAGCAGCGTTGCAACCGCCACCAAAACCGTACTGTTTGGCGACTTTAAGAAGTACAAAGTACGGCGCGTGCGGCAATTGCGTTTCCGCCGTCTAACCGAACTGTACGCCGGCAACGACCAGGAAGGGTTCGTTGCGGTTATTCGCAGCGACGGCGACCTGCTGAACGCTGGTACTAATCCAGTTAAGCACATGCTTCAGGCGTAGTATCTCCTCGGCTAACAGGGGCGGCGCGTTTAGCGGCCCGTCGCCCCTGTCTAGTCTTGCAACAACACGCAACACACGGGGACACGGTAAAGATAGATGGCAAAATTCTTTAAGCTAAACCACCATAGCGGACGGCCTGGCCACGAAGGCTACATAGGTGACGTTGTCGAGGCTAAGACAGACGCGGACGCGGAATACCTGGCCGGGCTAGGCTGTGCGGAGGTGCAACCGCAACCACAGGCGGCAATGGTGGAACCACCGCAAAAGGCAACGCAGCGCCGGCCACGGGCACGCAAGGCAACTACTACGCCAGAGGTCTAGCGCATGCCTTACAGTATTAATATAGACACGGCGGCCACGAGCTACCCGGTAACAACGGCGGAGGCCAAGGCACATTGCCGCGTGGACGTATCGGACGACGATACGTTGATAGACCGTCTTATATCTGTCGCAACTACCTTAGCGGAAGTGGCAACCGATCGGACATTTATCAGCACTACGTACACTCTAAAGCTGTCCGGGTGGCCGGCTGGGGACTCTGTAAAGTTACCGCGCGCACCGTTACAGTCGGTTACTTCTGTTACGTATTACGACGTAGACGACGCTAGCCAGACGCTAGCGGGCAGCGTGTACGATACCGACACGGCAAGTGAGCCGGGGTTGATATTTCAGAAGATCAACCAGGCCTGGCCGGACCTGTCGGCCCGCAAATGGCCGGTGGAGATTGTCTACATTGGCGGCCAGACCAGCGCGGCCAACGTTCCCGACGGCATTAAACAGGCGATGTTACTGGCTATTGGCCATTGGTACATACACCGGGAACAGGTGGGGCGAATGACCTACGACGTAAAATTTGCCTGGGACACGCTGATAGCGGCAGCAAGCTATGGCGGCGGCAATATTAGTTACGACCCGGCGGAGGTCTCCTACTAATGACTACGCTAACAGCGGGCCGGCTACGCCACCGGGTGCAGATTCAAGAAAACACCGGCACGCGCAACGCCCACAACGAGATTATTGACAGTTGGACTAACCTAACTGGCGGCAGTCGCTGGGCCGAGGTGCGGCCACTGCGCGGCGATGAGCTAACGCATGCCAAGCAGTTGCACGCGAAGGTAACGCACCAGGTAACAATCCGCGCACTATCCACGGTCACGCCTGCTATGCGAGTTGTCTACGACAGCCGCAACCTATACGTGCGGTCTGTGATAGACACGGGGGAACTGGGCGTTGAGATGGTACTAACTTGTGGCGAGGTGTTGTAATGCCTGTACAAATGAACAGGCCTGGTACGTTCGAGGTCACGGGCCTGGCGGAACTTGACCGGGCACTTCTGCAAATGGGTACGCGGGTTAGTCGGTCTGTGGTCGGTAAGGCATTGCGGGCCAGTGCTAAGCCGGTGGTTAAGGAGGCGCGGCGACTACTGAAAATCAACAGGACAGAGCAAAGCGGACTACTACGCAAGAGCATAGGGGTAAAGCTGAAGAAGTACAAATTGACCGGTACGCAGCTAATAGTGATCGGGCCACGGGCGGGCAAGGGCG